AATATTAGCGTTTATGGATAGTGAAGATTGGGAAAAGATTAAAAAAACAGCAGAGAATATATTAATCAAAGTAAAAGAATTTGCACTTTCTCCATTTTGGACTAATATGAAAAATCTTCTTACCGACTTTAGTTGGGAAAATCTTAGTAAATTATTTGAAGATAACTTTGTGGCTGCAACAGCACTAGTTGGAATTGTTGGTGGATATGCAATATATAAATTATCAACACCATTTATAGCTCTTGGAAGTGGGATTACTAAACTTATAGGTGCATTTGCAAAAGATGCTCCTTTTAGAAAGGGTTTAGATAAACAAACTAATAGACTAAAAAACACTAGAGTTTTTCGTGGATTAGGTCGTGGTATTGGTGGACTACTATCTGGAATAGGTAGTATTGGTTCACAACTTACAGATATGGTTACAGGAACTGAAATAGATGATAAAGGTAAAGTAAGAGATAAAAAATCAAAAACATTTGCACCTAAAGCTTCAAGAGGTGCGTTAGGTATTACAAAAGGACTTGCAAAATTAGTTCCTGGCCTTGGTCTTGCAGTTACAGGAATATTTGGAGTAATTGATGGTGTAACTGCTGGTATGGAAGAAGCGAAAAAAGAAGGTGCAACCAAAACTTCAATATTACGAGAAGGTATCGCTGGTACATTAAGTGGATTAACTTTTGGATTTGTTGGTCAAGATCAAATATCAGATGGGTTATCAAGTCTTGGTAGTAAAATTAAAAGTGCATTTACACCATCTGAAGAATTTAAAGAAAGAATTGGAAAGATATTTGATAAAGAAAATATTGTGTCCAATTTAAAATCAATTAGTAATAAAGCAAAAGAAGCATTTACCCCATCAGAAGAATTTCAAAAAAAAATTACTGGTATAAAAGACACTTTTACTACTGGAGTAACAAGTACATTTAAGACAGTAGGTAGTTTATTTACAGATAAATTTAAGTTTGATAGTAAAGAAGAAACTATTGCATCTGCAATAAATGCTTTTACCTTACCAGCAAATATAGTAAAAGACTCTCTATTAGGAGCTGGAGCACTTCTTGCAACTAGACTTGGGTTTGATGAAACATCAGAAACCATACAAAATTTAAATCAAAAATCAATTGGACAATTAGTAACAGATTCATTCAATGGTATATTTGGATTTTTTAAAGATTTACTTAATTTTGATTTTACAGGTTTAGTAAGAAAAATTCCTGGCGCTGATGCAGTTTTAGACTTTATAGGTATTGGCGATGAAGATAAAGTTAAAGAAGCAGAAGATCTTGCAAGACAAATACAAGAAGCAAAAGATAGAATTGCATTATCTGAATCTGGTGAAAATGCATATGGTATGGGTGCTTCTATAACTAATCCAGCAGGATTTGAAGGTAGAGGTATACAAGAAGATAAAAGTGCAATTAAAAATTTAACTACTGAATTAAAAAAATTACAAGAAGAAATTGCAGATTCAAAACGTACAAGTACAAGTGGATCTACAATTGTAAATAATAATGTTGTTAGTGGTACTGGTGGTGGTAGAGGTGGTTCTGGTGGAACTGGTATTTTGCCTTATCCTGTTAAAGATTCTAGTATTCCTAATGGATATGCACCTTACTAATTTACCAAAGACCTCTTTTTACCCCAGCTGCATAAATTACTAAACCCATTGCACCAATAGCTACTCCTAATATAATTACAACAGCACCTATCTCAATTACTTTTCTTCTTAATTCTTGTTGAGCATATATTGCTTCTTGTCTTTTCACTCTTATATCTGCTTCAGTTTTTAATAGTTCATTCCATGCATTGGGGCCTCTTGAAAAAACAATTATGTTTTTCAACTCATCTCTCATATCTTGAGCTTTTTTCTTAGCCATAAAAGCGTTCAATGCCTCCTCTTCTACTGATCCAGCATTAAATAACTTTTTAAACAATGGTGGTTTTTTAGCATATTGGTCAGCTTTGTCAATATCACTAACAGCACCCATCCAACGACCAAGATCTCCAGACATAGATTCTACATCTCGTCCAAACTGAAAACCTTTTTTAATCGCATTGAAAGCTGTCGTTGCTGCCGCAATCGCTGTAACTGGATCTACCATTCTCTCTCCTACTAGATCTCAGTACTATTTAGGAATAAAAAAAAGTCAGAGAGGGTATCTCTGACTTTTTGTCACATTATATAAAATGTTTTGATAACGAATTATTCGTTAGCAAGTTTCTCAAAGTAGTTCATTGCATCATCATCTTGATCTACAGATGCAATTTCTGGAGTTGGTTCAGATTTAAATGTTGGTTTAAAATCTGTACTATCTTCCTTCACCATTTGAGCAGCAGACTTACCAGTAGTTACAGAACCTGTAAGGACAGCATCAAGACGAGTCTTCAACTCATCATAAGATTTGAAATTAGATGGTGCAGAAAAATCTTTTAATGAATACTGTGTATTCCAGATCTTTTCCATCTCATCATCACTATCGTTTAGTTTAGATGGTTTATCAAATTCTGATTTATCATAGTTCCAATAACCATCAACCTTACGAATTTTCAATTTGAAATTTGCACCTTCCCACAAATCAAATGGATTGATAGGAGTTTCATCTTCAAATGCAGGCTGCATCGCTTCACTAAGTTTGTCAAATATTTTCTTTCCATATCTGAAAAGAAATACTTTACCTTGATTAGTAGGATTTATACTATCACTTACTACATAAATGTTTGAGTAGTATTGTAATTTACGTTTCTGTTTACGAGCGATTTCTTTATCACTCTCAACACCAGAGTTCCATAACTGTGTGTTATACTCTGAAACTGGATCTTTCTGATTAACAGTAGTAAGAGAGTTCTCTATATACCATTGACCAGTAGGCCCTTGAAACGCATGATTCCAAACACGAACCCAAGGCATTTCCTCATCCTTAGACGCTGGTAAAAATCTTATAACTGCATAACCATTTCCAGCTTTATCAACTTGTGGTTTCCAAAGCCTTTCATCTACATAAGATTTTTTATCTGTGGTTGGGGTTTCGTCCTTTTGGACTTGTGCAAGTAATTTGTCCAGACTACTCTGGTTTCTAAGTGCTGAAATAGACATATTATTCTCCTATGTTAATATATGTTTTCGTATGTTTAAATATGTCACTTGATTCATAATATATAACTTTATTTATATCATTTACACGATTGAATGTCAATATATTTTAGTCATCTTTTTCGTGTAATGATGGGGTATTTTCGTATGTACCAGTAAACTTGATACCAATCTCTTTTGCTTGTTCATAAGTCAATTTGTCGAACTTCTGAAAATGTTCTTCTTCCTCTTCTACAAGAGATTCTTGAATTGATTTATCTGATTGAACATCATGGTTAGTACCAATTCTTTCTAGTGTATCTTCTACAGATGGTTGATTATCATGACTTGCAGCCCATTCTGCATAAGTCAATCCTTCTGTTATCTTACGAATTTTTATATCTTCTATAGTTTGTTCTATATGTGAAACTTCTTCTTTGATTTTTTTAAGACTTAATCTAAGTCTAGCGTATTCATCTCTTTCCATTTAAATTCTCCATCATTGGAAATATTTTTGAAATTTCGATTGCACAACCTTCTGCAACTTGCATATGTTCTTTCTGTGTACCATTTGCAGTTCTTAACTCTATGTAGTGTACCCATGATCTTAGTGTTCCATTCATAAGTATTCTACTCTTAGTCAAACCCTCTGGTAATACTACACGAGCTTGTTCTTTTGCAATACCATTTTTTATCGCCCAATCATACACTTCTTTAGATTGGTTAATAATACCATGTTGTCTGCGTTGCCATTCAGTTATGAGTTCTTGTTTTGATTGATCCAATTGTATTGATGGATCATTTTCTATTTCTATAGAATTTTGTCTATTAGTACTGTCTTGTAATCTACACTCACGAACAGTAAATGCATCACCCATATCATTTGGATTTGCATATCTTTGACTAAACTCTTGAAATGAGAAACTTCTATGTCTTACAATTTGATGTGCGATATCTCTTGTTGTTTCTATCTCTATGCAAGCGCTAGCCATCTCCAATGGTGACCAGTGTTTGTGTTTAATGAGATATAAGATAAGTTTTTTCGCTGTCGTTTTGTTAAATTGGTTTGATGGATTGGAAACACGAGCACAGTACGAAATGAGATCTTGTACATCTGTTAATCCTTCCTCTGAAAAATCTTCTGTGGGTGTCGAGTACGACACT